TTCCAAGTTACACACTAAACTTTGATAATGAAGTTGACGAGTGGACTATAAGTGACTATGGAGGTTCTACGAACTCACTATTTAAGAACTTCTATCAAACGTATATAGAAGACGCTTTTAATCCAAAGAAACGTATATTTAAGCTAACAGCACATTTACCGAATAGTGTATTACTTAATTATAAGCTAAACGATAGATTTCAGATTGGCGACAAAGTATTTACAATAAATTCAATAAACACCAACCTAAAAACAGGGGAATCTAAATTAGAACTACTAAACGTATTATGATAAAAGACATTATAGATTTATTGCAGCTTTCTGATTGGTATGGCGTATCTCACAACGCAGATATCGCTAAAGGACTATATAAAGCACCAAGTAATTGGGATGATGTAAAAGAGACAGTAAGAAGGGTTAAAGAATCAAAATCGTACAGAAATGGCTGAACAAAAGATATTAATATCGATACAGGTAAAAACAGGTAAGTCTAATCAGCAGATTAAGGCTACAACTAAATCTTTAGACCAACTCGCCACTACACAAAAGAAGGTTTCTACTGGAAGCAATGAAATGAGAGCTACATCAGGATTGAACAACGCAATCCTTATGGAGACAGGTAGATTAGCTTCTGATGCAAGTTATGGTTTTACTGCGATTGCGAACAACTTGTCTCAGTTGGTAAACTTATTTCAGTCATCTAAGGATGCTACTGGCTCTTATGCAAGTTCGTTAAAGAGTTTATTTACAGTTCAAGCAGCCTTTTTAGTTGGTGTTCAGTTGTTAATTACATTTGGTGATGACTTATACAGAAAGTTACTTGAGATTGTAAAGGGTAGTCAGCTTGTTAAAGATACAATGGCTGATGCTGGTTCTATGGTTGAAAGCACTGCTGGTAATTTTGAAATGTATGTAAAAACACTTCAGGATTCTAACAAGTCTCAAGAGGAGCAAAGCGAAGCAATACACCTACTCAACAAAGAGTTTCCTGAATATATTCAGAGTCTAAAGGATTCTGATTTAACTCTTCAGGATGTAGCTAACCAAACTGAAGAAGCTATAAGATTAACTGATTTACATAGAGAAGCCATAGTTAAATTAGCTAAATCTGAAGCTGCTAAGCAAAAGATACAAGAGTTATCTGGAGAGCAAACTCAAGCTCAAATAGATTTAGATAGTGAATTAAGAGAATTAAATACCACTGAAGCAGAGGCTCTAAGATTACTTGAAGAGAGAACCAAACTTGAGGAAGACTTACAAGGTAGATTTAAAGAGGGCACAAGAGGCTACCAAAGACAAATAGAGTTAATAGAAAGGCAATATAGCCTTGAGCAGAGACAGGCTATGGCTGCATTGAAAAGAAGAGATGAAACTGTTGCAGCTCGTCAAGAGGATATTGATTCTCTTATAGAGTTTGTTGACCTTGAAATAAGCGAAAGTAAAAGAGGTGCAGGAGGTAGAAATAGAGCCTATAAAGAAGGTGACTTAGACTTTGAAAAAGAAAGACAACAATCTCAGGAGAGAGAGATTGAATCATTCTTACAGAAAGAACTATCCAAAGTAAACTTAGAGTTTCAAGGGATAAGGGATAGAGCGAGATTAAAGCAAGAGGAGTTTGTAGAAGATGAAAAAAGAAGATTAGATGCTTTCCTTAGAAGAACTAAAGACGAAAACGCCAAAGCGGATGCTATAAAAAGAAGTAATGAAGCTATAAAGAATTCTGAAGAAGAGTTAGGTTTATATTTAGTCAGATTAAATACAGAACAAGCTGCTAAGACAACGAAAGTAAAACTTGAGGCAGATAGAAAGGTTATTGAACTCGACCAAAAGAAAACTGATACTTTAGTAGCTCATCAGGACAAACTTGCTTTTCTCGATGGTAAATACACTTTTGATACTCTACAAAGAAATATAAAGAGATTAGAAAGCGAGATATCACTCGAAGAGCAACTCTCATTAAATCACGAGATTGGAACTGAAGAGAGAGCTCAAGCTGACTTAAAATTAGCTAACCTAAGAAGGGAATTATCATCTGAAAGGATAGCACTTGAGAAACAAGAGTTTGATTTTGTTAGAGAGCAAATCGAAAAGGTGGCTGGAGCATTAGAACAGACACTTGAGGTTACAGCTCATAATCAAACAGTAAGACTTGAGGAAAATTACGCCAGAGAAATAGCTGCAGCAGAAGGCAACTCAGAGCGTCAACAGGAATTACAACAAGAACTTGCTAAAAAGAAAGATGATATTCAGCGTAAGCAATTCAATGTTGATAAGGCGATGAAAGTAGGTCGTGCTCTTATGGACACTTACGAATCATCTACATTAGCTTATGGTTCTCAGATAATAATTGGAGACCCAACCTCTATAGTTAGAGCTCAAGTTGCAAGAGCTGTAGCGATAGCAACAGGACTTGCCAATGTAGCGAACATAGCTCGTCAAAAGTATCAGAGTTCTCTTGGTGCTGGAGGTGGCGGAGGAGCTGGAGCTGGGGGAGGTGGATTGCAAATTCAAGCGCCAGACTTTAATGTTGTTGGTGCATCTCAGACATCGCAGTTAGCTGAATCCGTTGCAGGTCAGCAAGCTAAACCAGTAAAAGCATTTGTTGTAGGTAAAGACATATCATCACAACAAGAACTAGATAGAAACATAACAAATACCGCATCATTCGGTTAATATAATAGTATGAGAATTATAGAGCTTTTTATAGACGAAGAAGGGTTATTCTCTGGCATAGATGCCATATCAATAGTAGAGAAGCCAGCAATAGAAGAGAATTTTATTGCACTATCCAAAGAAACAGAAGTCAAACTTGCTGAAGTAGATAAGGAAAAGAAGATTCTTATGGGTGCAGCACTAATCCCCAACAAGAACATCTACAGACGTAATGGCGAGGATGAGTACTATATATACTTCTCTGAAGACACTGTGCGTAAGGCATCGGAGTTATTCTTGATGCGTGGTAATCAAAATAAAAGCACTTTAGAGCACCAAGCAGAGCTTAACGGACTGTCTGTGGTAGAATCGTGGATTGTAGAGGATAAAGTGCACGACAAGAGCCGTAAATACGGTTTAGATATGCCTGTAGGTACTTGGATGGTATCTATGAAGGTAAACAATGAAGAGGTTTGGGATGACTACGTCAAGTCTGGTAAAGTAAAAGGTTTCTCTATTGAGGGTTACTTTACTGATGAGGTAGCTATGTCTCAGATAGAAAACCTAGAAGAAGAGAACGAAGCTAAACAAATACTACTAGAGGTTGCTAACGTAATTCTTGGCGACAAATACGAATTCGCTACATACGGAGATTACGGAAGTGGCGTTAGAAACAACGCAAAGCGTGGTATTGAGCTAAATAAGAAGGTAAACAATAAGTGTGCCACCTCTGTGGGAAAAATAAGAGCACAGCAGCTCAGTAGGGGTGAAAAACTCAGTGTGTCCACGATAAAGAGGATGTATTCTTACTTGTCAAGAGCTGCCGAATACTATGACCCAAGCGATTCTAAGGCTTGTGGCACAATTTCATACCTTCTATGGGGTGGAAAGGCAGCATTAGGATGGAGCAGGTCTAAACTGCGTGAATTAGGCGAATTAGAGCTTAATTGCGACTGTCACGAGCTGACTGAGGAGCTTGAGTTAGGATTGTATGATAAGTCGTATAAGGACTACCCTAGCGCAGCCAGAAAGAACGCTAAACAAGCTCTTGCATACTATGATAGTAATAAACCAAGATGCGGAACACCTCAAGCGTGGCAATTTGCTAAACTATTAGCTGAAGGTAAGCCACTGTCTCGTTGTTTGATATCTGAGATGGCATCTTACAACAGATTTGAGAAAAAGAAGAATGAACCGTACAACAAAGGTTGTGGTGGTCTTCTTTGGGATGCTTGGGGAGGAGAAGAAGGTATTCGTTGGGCAGAAGGTAAACTTGACGAGATAAACTCTCAGGAATCTAAGCTAGACTTATCTTCTAAAGAGATTGACGGAAGACTCGCCTACGATACAAAAGAGGAAGCATTAAAGATTGCAAAGGACATAGGTTGCGAAGGATATCACACTCACGATGTAGATGGCGATACTTGGTATATGCCTTGCAAGGAACATAAATTAGCTAAATACGATGACAAAGGAAGAATTATTAGAAGCCCGAAAGCTCCAAATTCCGATACTAAAAACCCTGCTCCAAGACGAGGTAGCGATAGCAATCCAAAGGGAGCTGCTGGGAAGGGAAGGGGAGTATCTGTTCCAGCCAGAGTGCTAAAGTCTCTGCAAAAGAAAGCAAGTGACTTTAATGAGAAGTATAAATCTAAACTCGGTTACGGAACAACTGTAGGTCAACTGAAATCTGTATATCAACGTGGAGTAGGTGCATTTCAAACTTCACACAGTCCAATGGTAAAGTCTGCCGAGCAGTGGGCAAAAGCGAGAGTTAATGCTTATATCTACCTGCTAAAGAACGGAAGACCACAAAACGCCAAGTATATAACTGATTACGACTTACTACCTAAGAAGCACCCTAAAAGCAATAAGAAATGAAAAAGACAGAAGAAACACCAAGCACTACATCTCCACGCAATTCAAAACGTGGGTGCTTATGTAAGAACGGCAGGACTTATTCAAGAAAATGCTGTGACGGAACATTAAGAGCTCAAGGTGTGGGCAAAATCTAACAGAGGAATTATTACTAGTTATTATTATATACTTTAAAGTTAAAATTTTATTATGGAAGGTAAAGCAACTCTTATATTAAAAGACATTATGCAGAAACTTTCTATGATTAACGCAGAAGAAGTAAAAGAAGAAGTAGAGAACGTAGAAGTATCTGCTGAAGAGGTTGCTCCTGAAGTTGAAGTCAAGGAAGAAGTTGCATTGTCTGAAGACGAAGTAACCGAAGAGGTTACAGAACTATCTGACGAATCTACTGAAGAAAAACTTGCTGAAGAAGACGAAGCTGAAAAAGAAGCTGAGGAAGAAGAAGAAGTTGAAGAAGAAGAAGAGGAATTAGAAGATGATAAATATGTTTCCAAGTCTGAATTCGATTCTAAAATCGCTGAACTCAAAGATATGATTGAGTCAATGAAAGGTGAAATGGGTAAGGATAAAGAATCTTACGAGCAAGAAAAAGCTGAATTGAGCGCACAGGTTGAAAAGTTATCTGCTGAACCAGCAGTTGAGCCTATTGCACACAATCCAGACGAAAAACAATCTAAAAACGAGGGCTTTAAGTTCGGTCAAAATCGCCCTCTTTCGACACTTGACCGAGTAATGTCCAAAATAAACTAAATAATAAATAAATTATGCCAACTCCATCAATTACTACTACATACGCAGGAGAGTTTGCTGGAAAGTACATCTCTGCTGCTCTATTAAGCGGTAATACAATCGCACAAGGCGGTATTACTGTAAAGCCTAATGTAAAGTACAAAGAAGTTGTAAAGAAAGTTGCTACAAGCGGTCTTATTGGGAACGCTTCTTGTGATTTTACTGACGCTGGTTCTTTGACTTTGACAGAGCGTATTCTCCAACCTGAAGAGTTTCAAGTAAACCTTGAGCTTTGTAAGAAGGATTTCCGTTCTGATTGGGAAGCTGTTCAAATGGGTTATTCTGCCTATGACAACTTGCCTCCTAAATTCGCTGATTTCCTAATCGGTCACGTTGCTGCTAAAGTTGCAGAGCAAACTGAGCAAAACATCTGGCAGGGTACTGACGCTACTGCTGGTGAGTTTGACGGTCTATCTACTTTGTTAGCTGCTGACGGAACTGTTGTAGATGTTACAGGTACTACTGTTACTTCTGCTAACGTAATCGCTGAACTTGGGAAAATCGTTGATGCAATTCCTTCTGCTGTTTATGGAAAAGAAGATTTGAAAATCTACGTTTCTTCAAACATCGCTAAGGCTTATGTATCTGCACAAGCTGCTTTAGGTTACAGAGACTTATACAATGTCGGTAAAACTGATATGAACTTTCAAGGTATTTCTTTGTTTGTTGCTAACGGTCTTGCTGATAACGATGCTGTAGCTGCTGAGACATCTAACTTGTACTTCGGTACTGGTCTATTATCTGACCACAACGAAGTTAAAGTTATTGATATGGCAGACCTTGACGGAAGTCAAAATGTCCGTATCGTAATGCGATTCACTGCTGGTGTCCAATATGGTATCGGTTCTGACATCGTTCTTTACACCTAATAATTAATCGTCTAATATGGGGGTGCTAAACCCACCCCCTTTTTAATACTTATAATATGGCTTGTGATTTAACTGGCGGAAGATTAAGACCTTGTAAAGATGCCGTAGGTGGTATTAAGAAAGTTCATTTCGTTGATTTCGGAGACTTAGGAGATGTTACCATTAATAGTGGAGCATCTGGAGACGATGAAATTACTAATATGGATGGTACTTTTACTTACCACACTTACGATGTCAAAGGTAACTCTTCCCTTGAAACTAACATTAACTCTTCTATGGAGAATGGAACTACATTCTTCGAGCAAGTGTTAAACATTACCTTATTTAAACTAACTAAAGAGGATAACAAAGAATTGAAGTTGATGGCTTATGGTCGCCCTCACGTTGTTGTACAAACATTCGATGATAAATTCTTAATGGTTGGTGTTGAAAACGGTTCTGATGTTACTGGTGGTACTGCTGTTACTGGTACTGCTATGGGTGATTTGAACGGATATACACTTACATTAACTGCTAATGAGCTTTTTATGCCAAACTTTATTGATGGCGGAACTGATGCTAACCCATTCGCAGGTATGTCAGGTGCTACTGCTACAGAATCTACTCAAAGAGACCCTTTATAAATTCAATAGGGTTATAGATTTAATAGGGGGTGTTTTACATCCCCTTTTTTTATACGCCAAAAACAAAAAGTGCTGTTTTTATTATTTTAATATGCACTTATTAACTACATCTATTGCAG